TTATGGAAGATGCCATCTTTGATGCCGAATATCAAGATTATCTTTATCAACAACAAAAACAAAAGAATGAAATGTTGGACTACCTATACAGGATGGAACAACAAGCTTACGATATAATGTGTGAGCAAGCAAACAAAGACCAAGAATTTTATGAAACCTGTATGGAGGAAAAGGAATACAAAAGTATTTCCGAATGGGAAGATTTACAAACAATATAAAAAAAAAGAAACAATGGCTAACAACACCGGATCACAGATTAATGCACAGAGCTCATTAAAATTCACATTAGAGTGGGCAAAAACAAGAAACAAATCTTTATCACTTAAAGACACAGTTGCAATTACAAACGTAATAATGGATTTCGTTGAAAACGGATATTCAAAACAAATTGGGGAGAGATTAGAAAACATAGATAACTATTTAGATGAAACCTATTAGTTCTTTAGAATGGTTATATCAAATGTTATCCAACCAAAATAGAAGACCATCAGAAAGGATTAAGATATTAGAAAAAGCAAAGAAGATGGAGAGAGAAAATATGATTAATATAATAAATTGTTATCATAATAATCTATTCTTTATACCATTAAAAGAAGATGGAGAATCAGAAAGAATACTTGATTTAATTTTAACAGGAGAAATCAAATCAAAATTAGAAGAGTAATTTTTTATAATAATGGGTGGAGAGAATTTATTGCCATTTATAATCAAAGCCCGTTATTATTTTTTAATTATATGTTAGATTCAATTAGGGGTGGTTTCTAGACCACCCTTTTTTAATTTACAAACATTTCAACACAGGGTATATTTATATAAAAAGAAATTATGATAACACAGGCATATTACGATAAGATGTTTTATTTTACAACCTTAAGAAGGTTCGCACACGAAGATGCATTAGAAATGCAAGCGGCAATACAACAAACCTTTAATTCAAGTTATACCTTATGCACACATTGCCGAGCCCAAATAGAACACGGACAATTAATGATTAGACATTGGTTGAAAGAACAAACAATAATTGAATCAATTGTTCCTTTGGTAGATACAGAAGAACCATTATTTAATTTTGCTGACCCAACAACAATGGTAGATATTGTTGAAGCAGATAAAGTTGGTTGTTCTAAATGTAATAAAAAGAAACAAAACAAAGGATGATTAAATACTTTATCATAGGTTTATCGGCATTAATAATTGAAATCTGTTCTACATTCTACATTAGAGCAGTATCTGAAGCTAACACAGGAATGATGTTATTTTTTGCTGCCATAAGTCCATTCTTGGGATTACCATTCATAGGATATATGATTGAAACAAAAGATTGGGATGAAAGAATAAAACAAGCAATGGCATTATCTGTGGGATATATTGCCGGTGTTTTAATAGTAATAAATTTTATACAATGAAACTATCAGCAAAACATAAATCATTCTGTGATGAGTATTTAGCAAATGGTCTTAACGCTACACAGGCATACAAATCCGTCTATGGAGTAAGTGATAGTGTGGCTGGTCCTAGTGGGGATAGATTGCTCAAAAATGCTAAAATTGAAGAACATATCCAAGAAGAGATGAATAAGACATCAGAGAAGTTAGAAGTAACCCGTGAGTTTCTTATAAAAGAATACTTGGAATTAATTGAATCAGCAAAAAGTGATGAGACATTTATTGATAGGGGGAATTGGAATAAGTCATTAGCTCAACTGGCAAAGTTATTGGGATTAGATGCCCCAATCAAACAACAAACAGAAATAACAATTACGGAACAACCCTTATTTTTAGATGACGGAACAGAAGAATAAATTTGTTTATACTACTGCGTTAAGAAAGATTAGACAAATGAAGTCCCGAGTTAAAGTTATACAGGGGGGAACATCAGCATCTAAAACCTTTTCAATTCTGGCAATCCTAATTGATAGAGCAATCAAAACCCCAAACCTTGAAATATCTGTTGTAGCAGAATCCATACCTCATCTTCGTAGGGGAGCAAACAAAGACTTCTTAAAGATTATGAAGGAGACAGGTAGGTACATTCCCACTCACTATAATAAAACCCTTCTACGATATGAATTTTCAAATGGTTCATATATGGAATTTTTCTCTGTAGATGATGAAACAAAATTAAGGGGAGCAAGAAGAAACATCTTATACTTGAATGAAGCCAACAACATTAACTATGATGCTTACATGCAGTTGGAAATAAGAACTGATGGTGAAATCTATTTGGACTTTAACCCAACATCAAACTTTTGGGCACATACAGAGGTTCTAACGAAAGATAATTCACAACACCTTATCCTTACCTACAAAGACAACGAAGCGTTATCACAAGACATTATTGACTCATTAGAATTAAATAGACAAAGAGCTGCAACCTCAACATATTGGGAGAACTGGTGTAGAGTATATCTTGATGGGGAAGTGGGACAGATTGAAGGAACAATCTTTAATGATTATTTAGTTATAGATAGAATCCCTGATGATGCAAGGATATTATGTTATGGATTGGATTTTGGTTTTAGTGAGGATCCAGTAGCATTAGTTGCAATATATAAGTATGATAATAATCTAATCATAGATGAGGTGATATATCGTAAGGGGGTATTAAATTCAGAGTTATCAAATCTAATGAAACAGAATCAAGTAACAGGTGAAATATTTGCTGATAGTGCTGAACCCAAATCCATTGCTGAATTAAAAAGATATGGACATCAAGTTAAACCTGTTGAGAAAGGTAGGGATAGTGTTAAGTTTGGAATACAACTAATTCAAGAATATAAATTGCTCATAACAAAACAATCAACCAACATATTGGAAGAATTATCAAAATATATGTGGAAGAGAAATAGAGATGGGGGATATGACCCTGAACCAATTGATATGTACAATCACGCAATGGATGCAATGAGGTATGGTATAATGATGAAACTTGGTAAGAGAAAAGAGAGTTCAGGTATGATGCCATTCAAGATAATGAATGCATAAAAAACATTTGTTATATATGTATATTTATTTTAGAAATGGAACAGATAGAATTAACCATACAAGAATTTATAATGGCAACACGCCCCAATATATATCGCAATAAAAAAAAATACAATAGAAAGAATAAACACAAAAACATAAAAAATGATTGAAGTAAAGATTGAAACAGATGATGATGTAAAGGTATATGAGTTCCCCGAGAATTGGGATGAAATAACCGTTGAAAAGTTTTGTAATGTATATAGACAAAACTATGATAATATTACGGAGTTTGAGGGTTCCATATATTTATTATCTGCACTATCAGGAATAGAAAAAGAAATAATTGAAATGATGGACATTAATGATTTTAGAAACTTATTGGATAAGTTAAAATTTATTAAAGAAGATGTTATTAAAACTGAAGTAGAATCAATTGTAATAGGGGAAGATGAATACTTCCTTCAAGTTGATTTCAATAAATTCACCACAGGGGAAATAATCACCATAGAGATGATTTTAAAAAAGGCTGATAATAATATATATCAGGTAATGAGTGAGTTGTTGTGTGTGTTCTTAAGAAAGAAGAATGGGGATAAGTTTGAGAAATTTAAAACCAAGATGTTGGAACGAAAAGAGTTATTTGATAACATACCAATTAGTAAGATTTACCACATCTTCAATTTTTTTTTAGCTGGCAGCGATTTATTCGCCAACAATATGAAGGATTATACAGAAAAACTTTACCAATAACTGACGAAAGGTTTTCAAAGAAACTTGGGGAAAAGAAGAAATTAGATGATAGATATGAATGGTTAGATTTTGTATATAACCTAATGGAAAGATTAAAAGAAACTGAAGAAAAGATATATAAAAAGAATTACATATCTTGTTTAAATTGGTTAAGTTATTTTAAGAATATAAACGATATGAAAAACAAAAATAGTTTGTAATGAGCATAACAAGCATAATAAGTTTAAATCAATTAATAAGTTGGTTTGAGGACTTTCAAGAGAACCACTACTTCTTAAAGGACTTTGGGTTTGGGGAACCATATGATATTGGGACATCAAGACAAATGAATTTCCCTTATATGTGGGTTACGATGAATGAGGATAGTAATATTCAAACAGCATCAAATAACAAATCAGCAATCCCCGATATATCATTTTCCATTATGTTTATGGATAAGATTAACAACCAACCAAATTACTTGGATACAAATGGTTTTCAATCTGATAATTCACAAGAGATTTTAAGTGATACCATGCAATGTGTTCAAGATTTAATTGTTTATATCCAACAGAACTGGCAACAATATGGGGTATTGATATCCCAAGATGTATCATTCTATCCTGCTGTTGATGAAACAACAGATAAGGCAACAGGAGTTGTTGCTAGATTTGTATTAAGAACAAGACAAGTCAATTGTGTTATACCTGAAAATCCAGCAACAATTGTTATTCAACCAACACAAGCAACCTATTCAACATTACTTACTTGTGAAAGTTTGGATACTTGTTCCACATTTCAAACATATGCCTATACAGGAGGAACTTATAATAGTGGAACAACCCAATTAACATTAACATCTTTAAATGGTAGCACGATTAGTGTTAGCGGAATTACAGGTGGTGGAGGGGGGTCTAACACTTCAGGAACAAGTGGAACGTCAGGAGCACAAGGAAGTAGTGGGGCAACAGGTAATTCGGGTACAAGTGGAACATCAGGTGTTAATGGAAGTAGTGGGGCAACAGGAACAAGTGGAACATCAGGAGTAAATGGGGCGTCCAATTCACTTTTTAATTACCAAGCAAAAACTACTATTACTTCTGGAGACCCTAATTCAGGCCATATTATTTGGAACAATGCAACTCAATCATCAGCAACATCAATTAGTATTAGTGATACAGACCAAAATAGTAATAATATAGATTTATTTTTATCAAACCTTGTATCAGGAACAACCATAACAATTCAAGACCAATCAAACCATACAAATTATCAAAGTTGGTTAATTGGGACACCTGTTGATAATACAACTTATTGGACTATACCTGTTACTCTAATTACATCTACATATTCTTTTCCCAATAATCACCAAGTATTATTTATTATTACAACAACACCTTCAGGAACTTCAGGGACATCGGGCACGAATGGGATTAATGGTAGTTCAGGAACGTCAGGTGTAGGTACTGCAGGAACAAGTGGTTTATCGGGTGTAAATGGAACTTCAGGTTTAGATGGAAGCAGTGGAACCAGTGGAGCTCAAGGGATTAGTGGGGCTACAGGTGCTGCAGGTTCATCCTTTGCTGATATTTCAGTTGCTCTTGGTAGTGAAACCACTAATATCGCAGCAGCAAACAATCTTATTACAATATATGCTCCATACGCATTTACCATAACATCAGTTAGTTGTTCATTAACAACATCAGGTTCAACATTAACACAATTTGATGTTAATAAAAATAATGTATCTATCTTTTCAACTAACCCAACGATTGATGCAACTGAAAACTCAACAGGAACGGCAGCAACACCATCTGTATTATCAACAACGGCAGTCGCCCTATATGATAAGATTACATTTGATATTGATACCGCAGGAACAAATGCCAAAGGAGCTAAAGTATATATAGTAGGAACAAGACCATAATTATGAGTTTATTAATAAATCCATCTATTTCAGTTGAACCAACACTTACAGCGACATATAATGCTCCTTCTAGAACATCTTCATCAGGTCCAAATTTTAGTACTACTAGTTTTACTTCCACTAATGTTGGGGGAAAAGGTTTAATTGTTCTTTGTATTACTGCTGGAGTATCTACCGTAACATCAAGAACATTAAATTCTATGACTGTTGGTGGTCAATCAGCAACCATTGCAATACAAAAATTCCAAGCAGGAACTACTACTGGTGTTGTAAATGCAATTGCATTTGTTAATTATACAGGAACATCAACAACACCAACAGTAGTGGTTACTTTTAGTGCTGCCGCTATGGATTATGCTGTACTTGGTAATTATAGAATATTAAATAATACAAATAACACACCAATAGCAACTGCAAGTACCGGAGGAACATCAACAACAACGGTTTTAACACTTAACTTTTCAGGATTATCTTCACGTAATAAAGTTTTTATTGGTGCATCAGGAAATTATTTCCCACGAACAAATATTTGGACAAGTTCTTTTAGTATGGCTGAAAGGTATGATACGAGTATAGGGTCCCAATTAAATGGTTCTTCAGCAAGTAGTACATCAACTCTTACTTCAGGTTCAATAACAACCACATTTAATGGAAGTATGGGAACTAAAGGTGGGGCCTTGTGTGGGGTAGTAATAGAATAATAAATAAAATATGGCAACATCAAGACCTTTCGCATATAACACAGGTTCATCAATATCAGGAACAACACAAGTTGGTTCATTGGCAGTTGGAACTCCCACATCAGGATTCACAGATTCCCCACAATTTTGGAATGGGCCTGATGAAGATTTGGGATTTGTTATTGCACAACCAATATCGGGGAATACACAACCAACACCAATATCAGGGGTAACAGCATCAATTGGATTTAATAGAACAAGTGGTTTTAGTAATTCACAATTTGTTTCAATGGCAAATACAATTGCTAACCAATCTTATACCACCGCATTACAAGCTTCTACAGGATTAACAAGTTTGGGATATTGGAACTCTTGGACTGGTATTACAAATATAGAATATATTACCGCAGTATTACAATCATCATCAACTTTTAATTCATTTAATATTGGTGGTAATGGTTTAATTTTATTGGGTATTTCATCAAATTACGCAACTGATAGAAGCCTTGTTTCGGTTACTATTAATGGTGTTAATGCTCCAATATTAGTTAGTAAATCACAAAGAAATTCACCAAATACAAGATATGTTTATACAGCATTTGCGGCATTAAGTTTAACAGGAACATCTAGTACAGCCAATGTTGAATTGACTTGGACAACATCTGGATTATCAACAAATATTGTTTTATCAAGTTGGAGAATATCAAATAATACTAGCGATACTCCAATTAAAACTAATAATGTTGGAGCATTATCGGCTATAGGAGTTGCTAGTATTGATTTATCATTAACTGCAATGGTTTCAGGTTATAAATCAATTGCGGCATTATCAACAAATAGTAGTGGTCAATTAAATATTTGGACAGGAACTAATTTAGTTGAAAACTTTGATTTAAATACTGGCTTCGTAATAGGCGCTTCAGGAGCATCACCAACAGGAACTATAACAGGAACTACTTATAGTATAACAAATACCTTTGCAGGTGGAACGGATTCAGCTGCAGGTTGTTCAATAGCGTTTATGTAATGGTAAATAAAATATTTAATAATAAGATATGGCAGCACAACCAATATTAACTAGTAAATTATTAAACCAATTCGGAAAGGATTATGTTAATGTTCTTGTTTATTTATTAAAGAACAACACAGTCCCATCAAGAGCAGGATTACCGGCATACCCAAAGGTGGCATCAGGTAGATTAATTAACTCAATTGATTATAGATTAAAAGAAACCGCACAAGGTATTCAATTTCAATTATTGGCAGAGAGTTATTTGCAAAATGTTGATAAGGGTAGAAAACCTGGCACATATCCCCCAATATCAGCAATTAGAAATTGGGCTCGTATTAAAGGATTACCAAAGGGTGCAGAATATGGTATTCAAAAAAACATATATAAGTTTGGAATTAAACCAACAAATGTAATAAGAAGGGCGCAACTACGAATAGAAACATTCCGTGAGTTCCAATCTAAATATGAAAAGGGGGTTGTTGATTCAATTGTTAGAAGTATTAAAAAAGATGTTGAAACAGGTAATAGAGATTTTATATCTGTTTCAATCACTTAAATATATAAAAACACTTACTTTAATCTAATATTTAATTAAAAAATACTTATGGGTTATTCAGCAATTACCACACCAGATACATATATGGCAGCTTATTCTGCTGTCCCAATTAAAGTATATTCAACAGAATGGGATACACAAGAAAACTTTAAGTATCTTATTAATCTTTGTTGGGATACAATTACAATAAGTTCAATCACAACAGCATCATATGGAAATAATGCATATACCAAATTAACCGTTGCTTCATCAATAGATTATGAAATTGGGGATAGTGTATTTTTAGAGGATGTGCTTAACTCAAATCAATTCACAGGGTATTATAATGTCCAAGCAATTCCAAACTCAACATCAATCCTTATTGACCTAATAACGGGACTTCAAACAAACACATCAGGAAACAAATTATCAAAAGTTGTTAAATGGAAATTAAACCCCGACCCTGATGGTTATGGTAAATTAGATTTATCAAATGTATTAAAAGATAAAGTATCAGATGTATTAACAGGACAATCAGTTAATTATGCTTTGGTTTATGATGGTGAAGATACAAGATTTTGTTATACATTATTTTGTGGTAGTGAAAAGAATTATGTCTTTGAGTTTGAAGATAACTTATTTTCAGGTGGTTCAGTAGGATTTTATAATTCAAACATACTATCTTTATCAGGTGTTCCATTTCAAGTGGGGGATTTAATTACAATAACTCAAGACCAAGTTGGATGGCCTTATACCGATAACTTTTTCTCAAGTGGTTCAGTAGGATTTACAGGTTCAACCCAACATTCATTTTTAGCAAATCAAACAATCACTGTAACGGGACAAGAAACAAACCCATACTATAATGGTATAACCACAATATTATCTGCATCAACATATGCTCTTGTAACAAATAAAACATTTCAATCAGCAAGTCCTGTTGAGCCAGGTATAATCTATGGAATACCAAGACCTGAATATAATGCGACTGCATTAATAACTGAAATCTTTACAGCAACAACATATGGAGTTGTAATCATTACAAACATTCCTTATACCACAGCATCAGTTGTAATACCTGGTTCAATACAATATGCTAATGGAATAATAACAACATCACCAAATGAACTTCAAATCACAGGTAGTTGTGTATTCAATGCCCATATCAACAGACCTGATTATAGTTTAACGGCTTATGACCAATATGTAATTCAAAATAGGTCTTATTCAGGAAACAATATATCAACACTATTATCGGGGGACACTTGTTATAGAATTGAACCATCAACAATAGGATTTTTATTATCACATCAAGATAGTTCAAACTACGCTGATGGTATGTCTTATTTATTTTATAACTCTTCAGGTTCTTTATTGGGGGAAGCTTATATTGTTAAACCAACAGGTAGTCAGGACTTTTATTCCCCACTTGGATTAGACCAATTTGCTGCATCAAACTATGTTAATTATACAAATACATTTACAGGATATTCTGGCAACATAGCATCTTATACAATGAATACTTATAATTCAGCAGGAAGTCCCGTCCAATCAAGTAATAAGATATGTTTCAAATTGAATACAGATTGTTCAATGTATGAAGTATTTAATATAATGTGGAAAGATAGATATGGTTCATACATTTCATATCCATTTATTTATATGTCCCGAAAGAATATTGAAGCAGATAGGAAGACATATTATAAACAGGAGGGGAATTGGAATGATGATACATTCCAATATTATGATTATGATAGAGGTGAAACAAATTTCTATACTCAAAGTAAGAACTCTTATGTTGTAAATTCAGGGTGGTTATATCAATTTGAGACAGAGTTAATGGAGGATTTGATGCAATCTACCGATGTGTATCTACAAACCCCTGATAATCGTTTATATCCTTGTATGATAAATGATACAAGTGTTGAGTTATTTAAAGAAATAAACGAACAAATATTTAGCTACACATTTAATTTAAGAGTGGCATTTAATGAATTTAGATTCTAACATATGAGCTTTAACAAATTACAAATAATAGCAAACAATGTGCCCCTTGATACTTATGATGATTGGGACATATCCTTGAATTATCAAATTCAAGATATATTAGATATTACAAAAAGGGTAACAAGTTTTTCAAAAACAATTATTATACCTGGCACAAAACACAACAATAATTTTTTTAAGAACATCTTTGATTTAAATGTAGATTTATCAATATCATCTTATAACCCAAAGAAATCAATTCCATGCCAAATTAGTATTGGGGATGAAGCTGTATTCACAGGTAATTTAGAATTGTTACAAGTTATTGTTAATCAAAAATTGGTTGAGTATGAAATTGTAATAACGGGAGTATTAAAAAATCTCTTGTTTAATTTTGGGGATTATTATTTAAGTGATTTAAATTTATCAGAATATAATCACACAAGAAGTATATCAGCAATTACAAACTCTTGGAACTATAACATAATTAAAAATAGTTCTTTATTTAATGCCACTGGTCTTGGGGAAGGTTATGTATATCCATATATTAATTATGGTGCGTCACAAAACATAAATACCATATCTTATGTGTATGACCAATACCCTGCTGTATATGTAAAAACCATAATGGATAAACTATTTCAGTTTGCCGGTTATTCATATACATCAAACTTTTTTAATTCAGATTATTTTAAAAAATTGGTTGTCCCATTTACGAATGATAAATTACAAGACACTCCTGAAAATTTAAATTATAGAACAACAGCTGTAAGTATTGATTCAACATTAGCTGAACCATCAAATAAGTTTGCATCCTATTCCCTACAAGCATATGAAAATAGTGCAGGGGTTACAGGTTATAGACAACTTATGCCTGTAATGAACAACACTAGTTGGTGGCAGTATAACGCACTTGTTGGTTATTATTTCCCATTTGATTTAGAAACAGGAAGTGTAGGTAATGTTCCATTACAAGACCCAAGTAATAGTTGGAATATTTCAACACAAACAAGATATACTACACCTGAATCAGGATTTTATGAAATAGATTTTAAGATGTCTTTTATTTTAAAGTTCATACATAAAAATGGAAACAACATTACACATAGTTCAGGTGATTTTAATTATATAGTTTCATTAGCAAAGGCATTACCAAACGGACAATTTCAAACAATAAGTTCTGTTCCTGGCGTAAATAGCATTGGAAGTATTACACCAAGTGGGGGAGCACATACATCGCCTTGGTATGATACACAAAACCCAATAGATGTTTCTATGTATGTCCCAAGTTTATATTTAAATGCTGGTGAAAAAATAGTTATATCAATTGCATTATGTTATCCATCAGGTATATCTTGGGGGACAAGCTTGCCAGAGAATGTATATATGGTTGCAGTTGCAAAAAACAATCAGGGTGGCACTCCTCATTACTTATCTGTTAAACCAGCAACAAACACAATTACAAATCCAAATGTATTAGTTCAAATGAATCAAATTCTGCCATCATTAAAGATGAAGGATTTTTTCATATCGGTTTGTAAAATGTTTAACTTAATTGTTGCGGATGACCCAAATAAAGCAAACAACATCATAGTTGAACCAAGAGATGATTTCTTTTATTCCAAGAGGAAAGTTAAGGATTGGACTTATTTATTAGACCACAATCAAGATATTAAACAAATCCCAATGTCTGAATTGGATATTAGGGGTTATGAGTTTAGATATACTGAAGACGATGATTATTACAATAAGCAATATCAAACTGAAACACAATACAATTATGGTGATTTTAATATAGATTTTATAAATGAATTTTCAAACGAAACTCAAGAAATTAAAGTTAGTTTTGCAGCAACACCTGATACTGATAATTTCATATCAACAAGGGTTGCTCCATTCTTTGCCGATTTGGACGGAGATAATGTCTTAAAACCAAAGAAAGTAAAACCAAGAATATTATTTTATGATGGGGTAAAAACTGGATCCTCATATAAATTATATAATTCACCAACAACAACAACAGGACAAACAATAACACAATACCCTTATATTGGAATGTGGGATGATACTCAATCCCCACAATTTGATTTAGCATGGGGTTCAACTGAAAAAGTATATTATCCTGCAACAAATTATCCAACCCAAAACTTAATTGATTTATTTTATAGAACCACATTAAATGATTTAAGGGATGTTAATGGTAAATTAATTAAAGGTTATTTCCATTTAACACCGGCAGAAATATCTGACTTTGATTATAGGGACATTATTTTTATTGATAACGCATATTATCGTGTTAATAAAATTATTGATTATAACCCAAATAGAATTGATAGATTAACATCAGTTGAATTATATAAGATTAGTGATGTTGATTTTAGATTACCAACAGATATAGAGTTTCCTCAAAACAATGTAATATGTCCCGATGATGTTGTTGCAAAATTTGTTAAGTATCAAGGTTGGAGTTATGTATCATCGTCAGGACAATTAGTTGGACAAGAGTGTTGTAATCAATTAGGTGGAGTTTGGGCTAATGGTTTTTGTAAAGTTCCAAATCCCGTAAGTGTTGGGGGAACAGGAGTTGGAGGAATTACGTTAATTGGAAATACTTCACCAATACGGAATGGTTCAGGTGTGGGAACAGCAACTCCTTTAATATCGGGAACATATTTTGTTGCCCCAATTAGAGAAGAAAGACCAATACAATTAATGCGTAACAATACAATTAATAATGGTGTTGGAGTTCAAACACAAGGATTTGAAAACTATGTTGCACCAGGAGTTACGAATGGTATTATAATAGGTTCAAATAACACATTAAGTTTAGGTATAGAGAACACATTGGTCATTGGTAATAACATTACCCCAACTCAATCAAATTCGTTGATTGTAGGGGATATATTAATAACAAGTGATGGAATCCAATATAATAATATCTATATTATAGATGCAGGGGAAAACACGGTTATGAATGATGCAAAGACAAACTTTATTGATATCCTTGATGGTGGTGAAGATAGTGTTAGAAATTTTGGTGGTGATTCCAAATTAAGACCTATAATAGATGGAGGAGAGGTTCAAGTTACTTCACAAGTTTTTGCAAGTGTTAATGTTTAAAAACGAAAATAAAAGTATAATATTTAATAATAAAAGATGGCGTCTGATAAAATAGAATATTCAAGGTTACTAATTAAAAGGAGTAATGTAAGTGGAGAGATACCAACAGTTCCTCCCGTTAGTGCAGTAACATTAAATCAATTTACCACTACAGATATTTTTGTTGGTGAGTTCTTTGCTAATGTTGAAGATGAAACATTATACTTTAGAACTAATACGGGGATTGTTGAAATAGCAGTATCGGGTAGCACGGGAACTACAATCCCATCTTTAGTTCAAGTATTAAATCAAGGAAATACAACAGGAGGATTTGATGTTGAGGTATCATCGGGCAATACAATAGTATATAATGGATTAACATCAGGAGTAACAGCAACTTATTTGGGGTTAGACGCATCAGGAAATACAATAACAACTGTTGGTGGGGCTGGTGGGCAAACCTTGGCAACCACATTAGGGCTTGGAAATACCACAGGAGCAAATGATATAATCTTTACACAAGGATATAGAGTTGAGGGAGCATTAGGAAAAGGTTATTTTGAAGCTGAAGGTTCAGATGAGTCAATCAGTGTTAATTATACTACTACAGGAAATACTGGATCTTTAAATATTAGTGATACACAATTAACTATTAATTATAGTGATGGAGTACAATCAAGTAATATCCAAAGTGATGGTAATATTATTGAAATTGGTAATAGTGGTGGTTTAATTCAATTTGTAAATACAGGAGCGACATCAGGAGTAACTATAGAAGCAACAACAGGTTATCCACTATATATAAATAATTTAATAACAGGAACAAGTGTAAATTCATTGGCACTTAATGCTAATAATAGACTTATTCTTGCCCCCGTAATTGGAGGAACTGTAATAGGAACATCATTAATAACAAGCGGAACTACTGGTAGATTACTTTTTGAGGGAGCAGGTAATGTGTTTCAACAAGATTCCCAATTGTTTTGGGATAATACCAATAAAGGTTTGGGTGTTGGAGCAACACCAGATTCTACCGTAAAATTAGATGTAAGAGCAGATTCAGCATTATCAACAGATTTAGCATTTAGAGTTAGGGATAATACAAATTCGTTTAACATTATTGAAGCAAGAAATAATGGGGATGTATATGTTGGTGCTTATGCAGGATACCAAAACACGGGTACTGGTAATTCATTTTTTGGTCAATTCGCGGGACTTTTTAATACCACAGGAGTTAATAACTCATATTTTGGTAATGGAGCAGGAAGAAGTGGTAATGTTGGTGGGTGTAGAGATAACTCATTTTTTGGTCAAGGAGCAGGATTTTCTAATACATCAGGAGGTCAAAATACATTTATTGGAAGAGAAGCAGGATATGGGAGTTTATCATCAACTTCTAATTCACATTTTGGTTATCAGGCAGGTTATAATCTAGAATCAGGTGAGAACAATGTTTCTATGGGTTATCAGGCCGGAATGTTCATTGGAACAGGACAAACATCAGGAAATTCAAGTTCTAATGATTCAATATTTATAGGAACTTTAACAAGTGCTCTTTCCACTGGTCAAACAAATCAAATAGTTATAGGTCATAATGCTAAAGGATTAGGAAGTAATACGGCGCTTCTTGGTAATTCATCAATAACAAAAACTTTATTAAGGGGTGATGTTGTTTTAATAGATCCGGCTAGAAAATTTGGTTATGATACAGGAGCAGGTGGTACTGTAACTCAAGCGACAAGTAAATCAACAGGGGTAACACTTAATAGACCCACAGGACAAATTACAATGAACGGAGCGGCTTTATCTGCCGACACCACAGTATCTTTTACTTTAACTAATAGTGTAATTTCTGCTGGTGATATTTTAGTTCTACAAAATCAAGAAACAGGAACTGCTGGAGCTTATACTTTAGGTGCAAGAACAGACAATGGAACTGCAAGTATTGTGGTAAGAAATGTAACATCAGGTAGTTTAAGTGAGGCAATGGTAATAGCATTTGCGGTAATTAAATCCGTAACAACATAAATTAAAAATAATTAGATATGGGACTAGAAATAATAAAAGATGGTGTAGTTGTCCATCAAGATAACAAACCTTCGTTAGAAGAGGTTAAAACACAAGAACAACAGATTATAAATGATTTAAAAAATCAAGTAAAAGACTTACAATCTAAATTGTATTCATTACTAAACGAAAAATAAAAATATATATTTAATAAAAAACGTTATTATGGCAGAAGATAATCAATTTGGATTTTATAGAGATGTCCAATTAAATAATGGAGCTCTTGTTGTTACAGGGGTTACCGGTGGTTCAGGAACATCGGGAACATCAGGAACGAGTGGTGCTCCTGGAGCTTCGGGAGCGACGGGTAGTAATGGGTCATCAGGAACGAGTGGTGCTTCGGGAGCTACGGGTAATAATGGGTCATCAGGAACAAGTGGTGCTGCTGGGTCATCAGGAAGTGGTACATTAGGAATACATTTTGGAACACCATTAGTTGGTGGTACATTAGGTATGCCGACTTTTGGACAATTATATACTCAAGGAACTTATACCCAATTCAATGAAAGAATATTTTGTTATCCAATAATTCCTGAACAAAATGTTCCTTATTCGGCACTTACTATTGATCAGGGACAAGCAAGTGATTTAGGTCATCAGGCAAAAATTGTTATTTATAATGATAATGGTTCATACTACCCTGGAACTAAAAGATATGAAAGTACTTCTATAGATTTAAGTCAAGGTGGTTGTTGTAGGATTCACAATGTATTAACTTCAGCAACATTAAGTGCCGGAACTATTTATTGGGTAGGATGTGCCATTTCAGGAGCAACCGGATCTACAAATGGTTTATTTCAGTATAGTATGGATTCATTGTGGAATATTGGAAGACCAGTCGTAAATGATGGATGGGGAGTTGTTTATAAATTTGCAGTATCTACAGTATTTACTAATTTTACTACTTTACCTGACCCATTTGTAAATGCAGGAACTTTAAGTTTTACCGGTGGTTATATTAAAGATGGGTATTATGGCGGAACCACTGCAGTACCGGCGGTTTATATAAAATTTGCAGTATAAATAAAATTAAAATACAAGATATGGCTATTAAAGAAATTTGCACTTACGATGATAATGGTTTAATTAGTGTTGAACAAATTGAAATTCCTGATATAGAATTTGATGTTCAGGATATGATTATTAAAAAAGAAGAAGAATTAATTAGAATATATAACGAAATTGAATCATTAAAAAATAGATAATGAATAAATTTGAATTTTTCCAAAATGTTCAATTAACTAATGATGGTTCAGTTGAAGTTGTTTCTGTATCAGGAATGACCAATTCTACCATTACCACACCAGGTAATCAAAAAGAGTTTTTTGAACAAATAGAACTTGATGCAAATGGTAAATTAAAAGTTTATATTAAAACATCTTAATATATGCCAGTTAAAGATTGCCAAGATAACGGAAAGCCAGGATTGAAATGGGGTGATAGTGGTAAATGTTATACCTATGACCCAAAGAATGAAGGTAGTAGAAGAAACGCAAAGAAAGAAGCAATCGCACAAGGTTTAACTTATGATGAGTTTAAACCAGGTGATCCAAAAAACAAGTAATAAAATTCAATATTTATTTAAAAAATATATATGGCAACTACTGCTCAAATAAATATTAATGTTAATGCATCCCAAGCAGAGAATAGTGTAAATAATTTAAATAAAGATTTACAGAATAGTAGCAAATCATTTAATAATTTAAAATCAGAACTTCGTTCTATCACACAAGAACTTCAGGGATTAGATGCAGGTTCAAAAAGATTTCAAGAATTATCACAAAGAGCAGGAGAATTAAGGGATAAAATCCAAGATACAAATGCTGTAATTACTGCAACAGCAGGTAATGTTACTGAAAACTTTGGTAAGGCATTAGGTAATACCGTTCAAATTGGAGTTGCAGGATTTCAAGGGTTAATGGCAGCACAAACGTTGTTCGGTATTGAGAACGAAGACCTACAAAAGACAATCGCCAAAATGACTGCCTTGTTAAACCTATCACAAGCATTAACAACTTTTGGTGGGTTAAGTGATAAATTAACCGAGATTAAAGCGGGATTTACCCCAATACTTCAATCACTTGGATTATTACAAGTAAAACAAACACAAGTTGCTGTGGCTACAGCTACTGCAGATGCCGCATTAGTTGGTGAGTCAGTAGCCGCTGGTGGTGCTGCAGTATCAACAGGATTCTTTGCGACAGCGTTAAATGCCCTTCCATTAATTGCGGTAGTAACGGCACTTGGACTTTTGGTTGCAGGTTTAATAAGTTATGCAACTTCATCAGATGAAGCAGCAGAAAAAGAAAAAAAGAAAACAGAAGAGTTAGATAAAGCTAAAAAGGCTCAAGAAGAATATAATGCGGCAGTTATAGCAAGTTCTGATTTATTTGCAAGTCAAATATCAGGGTTTGTATCTTTAACCGCACAAATCAAGGCATCATTACCAGGTTCTAAAGAAAGGTTAAGTTTAATCAAACAAAGTAATGCCACTTATGGAACAACAATTCAAAATCTAAAAGATGAGAAACTTTTTCAAG